CGCTTCGTGTGAACGATCAGCAGAATCGTTTTCTCGAAAAGGCGTTTGAGTTCGGACGCACGCTCTACAATGCGACGGGGACGCGGCGCACATGGAGCGGTGGCCGCGCAGGCGTGAGCGGCCTTTGCAAGTGGCGCGTCATGCGTGACGGCAAGGCGGTCTCTTTTCAGATCTACTACGTCAAGCACTACCGCATCTTCTGGACTTGGAAGTGCATCAGAGCGGGTGCGGGGTACAAGATTTGGGGCACCCCGACAGGGCAGGTTTTTGGACAGCATCGGCCGTATTTCCACCCGCTCAATGGATCAGGCCGACTAGGATAGTCAGATTTAGCATTTGATCAAGAGGGGGTTGCAATGACAGTTGCAACCCCTTTTTTTACAATTGCAGAAAGTTTTTCTTTTGAGGGGTTTTATGAAAAAGTTCGACTTCCAAATTCAGGCAGGGGACGACATGAAGGTGAAAGTCTCCATCGTGGACAAGAAAGCACAGCCGGTTGACGTGAGCGCATACCGTGCAGCGATGCAGATTCGAGCGTGCGTCAATTCCCCTGATGCAATCGACACGCTTACAACTGAAAACGGGCGAATCGAAATGAACAACGGGTTTCTTGTTCTGAATTTCACAAACAAGGTAACCGAGACATTCAAAGCAGGGGCGTTTGTCTACGATCTTGAGCTCATCAGTCCTACGGACTTCATCACAAAAATTCTTGGCGGGACGGTTAAGGTGCTTGCGGAGGTGACGAAAATTGACTGACAAAGACATTTTTGCGGGCGAGGACGTTAAAGCGCTTGAAGTGACAACCGTTTTTGGCGAAAACGACGTTCAAAGCGTAACAGTCGAAACGGGCGGAGAAGTTGCTCAGGAGGTTGAAGCGCCTTACTACGCAGGCGGTGGTGGCTCCGTACCTGTCATCAGCGTTGAGGCTACAAGTCTGCCTGCGGGATCGGATGCAACGGCGACGATTACGGGCAACCCTGCAACGCCGTTGATTACGTTCGGAATCCCTCGCGGCAGCAAAGGCGACAAGGGAGACCAAGGAGAGCCCGGCAAGGACGGCACAAACGGAAAGGACGGCGCGGATGGTGTCACTCCGAACGTGAACGCAACGGCGACCGTTGATGGCTCCATAGGTACGCCTTCCGTCACCGTCACAAAGTCAGGCACAGATGACGCCCCTGTTTTCAAGTTTGCATTCAGCAACCTCAAAGGCGCACGAGGCGAACAGGGTGTTCCGGGAAAGGATGGCGCAGACGGCCAAGACGGTGCACAAGGCGCAGACGGCAGGCCGGGCGTTGATGGTGTCACTCCTTCGATCAAGGTTGCGGCCACGACTCTCGCCCCCGGCAGTGCGGCAACCGTCTCGCGCTCGGGCGACGACGCAGCTCCCACGTTCACTTTTGGAATCCCGAGAGGTGACACGGGTGCGAAGGGTGAAATCGGGAAAACGCCTGTTATATCCGTGACTGCAAAAACGCTTCCATCGGATCAAAGCGCAACTGTCGAAATTGCAGGCGCACCTGAAACACCGAACCTTACTTTCGGCATCCCGCAAGGCAAGAAGGGCGCAGGCATTACGATTCTTGGCTCCTACGCCACGATTGAGGAATTGACGCAGGCGCATCCGACGGGAAATGTTGGCGACGTCTATGTCGTCGGACTGAATCTCTACACTTGGTCGGAAACCGAACAGGGATGGAAAGATTTAGGACAGTTCAGAGGCGAGAAAGGCGAAGCAGGTGTCACGCCGAGCATTTCCGTTGAGTCCAAGACGCTCGACGCAGGGCAGCAGGCAACGGTCAGCCGAAGCGGATCGGATGCCGCTCCGACTTTCACCTTTGGCATCCCTTGCGGTACCGACGGCGCTGATGGCGCAGACGGTGCAAACGGTGCCCCCGGTAAGGATGGCATCACGCCGAACGTTTCAATCACCGTGTCGGGTCTTCCAGCGGGCCAATCGCCGACGGTGACGAAAGGCGGCACGATTGCAGAGCCGACTTTCGCAATTGGCATTCCTGCTGGCGAAAAAGGCGACCAAGGCACACGAGGATTTCACTTCACCCCTGCCGTCGATGCGGCTGGCAATTTGTCGTGGACGAATGACGGTGGCTTGCCGAATCCCGCAACGGTCAATCTCAAAGGTGAAAAGGGCGACACTGGCGCAAATGGGGCGGACGGTCAGGATGGATCGGACGGGAAAAACGCCACGATCACGGGGGCTACGGCCACAGTTGACAATAGCGTCGGCGTTCCGTCGGTAACCGTCACGCAGGGCGGGACTGAGTTCGCGCGCTCTTTCGCTTTCGCCTTCAAGAGCCTGAAGGGTGACACGGGCGCCAAGGGTGAGACGGGCGCAGCGGGCGCCAACGCCGCAATCACGGGCGCTACGGCGACGGTCGACGCAACGACGGGAACGCCGAAGGTGACGGTGACGGCGGGCGGCACTGCTCAGGCTAGGACGTTCGCCTTCGCCTTCACGGGTCTCAAAGGCGAGCGTGGCGCGCAGGGCGTCCAAGGTGTTCAGGGTCCGCAGGGTCCCACGGGCGCTACTGGCCCGAAGGGCGATACGGGTCCTGCAGGCACGACGACTTGGGCTGGCATCACGGACAAGCCTGATGCGTTCCCCCCCGAAGCGCATACGCACACGATTGCGAACATCGATGAGTTGCAAGACGCACTGGACGGGAAGCAGGCAACGGGCGACTATGCTTTGAAATCTGATCTTGGTACGTATGCGACGAAAAAGGAACTCTCGGATGGACTTTCTCCGAAGGCCGATACGACGTATGTCGACGAAGAGCTTGCGAAGAAGCAAGTGGCTGGAGACTACGCGACGAACGCCGCTTTGACAAGTGGTCTTGCGGGAAAAGTTGATGTTTCAGTCTACGAAGCGAAAATAAAGGCCTTAGAGGTTAGAATTGCGGCATTGGAAAAGGCTGGATTCATCACGTCGGCAGACCTTCCGACCACAGCAGACTTTGTCGAGTGACTTTGATGCCGGCATTAATGTGAGGTTGTGGATTTCACAGCCTCCTTTTTTTAGAATTGAGTGTGGATGGAGTTTTTCATGGAAAAGTACAGAGAACTCGTTTCAGGATCGACATGCGTCATTGCTATGATTGCCGCTTTAGGGGGGTGCGTCGTGAACTACCTTTCAGAGTACAAGCAAACAGGCAGAATGAATTTCAGATGGATGATTCCAGACTTGGCCATCAGTGGCTTTGTCGGATTCTTTGTCTTTTGGTTTTTCATCGAGCACGGATTTTCCGCGTCTGAAAGCGCGGTTGCGACGTGCATTGCAGGCAACTTAGGGTCAAGAATCTTCGACATTTTCCGATTCTTAATTGAAAACAAAATCGGCTTACCGAAGAGCTTTTTGGCGAGCAAAAATTCCGACAAGGAGCAACCGAAATGAAACGAGACTTTTTGGACTGCGATTTGCAGTCTGCGTGTGATTTCATCAAGCAGTATGAGGGGGTGTCGTTGTCGGCATACACCTGTCCCGCAGGGGTCTTGACGATCGGCTACGGTCACACCGGAGACGTCCGCGAAGGCCAGTACATCTCAGAAGAGGAAGCGCTTGATCTCCTCGTCGAGGACCTTCGCGCGCACGCCGAAAGGCTCGCTCCGAAGGTCAAGGTGCAGGTCACTGACGGCCAGTACATCGCCCTGCTGTCTCTTGCCTTCAACGTCGGCGTCGAAGCTGTCGCGAAGAGCACGCTCCTGCGCCTGCTCAATGCGGGCGACATCGAGGCGGCCGGCGATGAGTTTCTGAAGTGGACCTACGCGGATGGGCGTGAGCTCCCGGGCCTCGTCCGTCGTCGGCGCGATGAGCGCAAGCTTTTCTTGGAGGGTACGCGATGATCTATCTCAAGTGGGTTGCCTTGATCATCCCGTCTGTGATCATGGCAGTTGTGGGCAGGCTCGTCGCGCCGATCCTGCCTTTTTTCTGCGACGAGCAGGGCTACTTGCCGAGGTGGCTCTCCTGGTTCGCGACTGACGACAACCCTATGGACGGTGACGCGGGCCACTGGGAAAGGTGGCCGGGTACTGATGCCTGGTCGACGTACAAGCGCCGCGTCGCATGGCTTCTGCGGAACGTCTGCTACGGCTTCGATATCCAAGTTTTAGGCGTTCGCGTCTATCCGACGGATGTTTGGGAGGTTCGTGGAAACGAGGACGCCTCCGACACGAATGGCGTCTCGGGCACTTGCATCCGCCACTGCCATCGCGACGGCAAGCACATCGCCTGGCACCTCTACGTCGTGAGGCACTACCGCCTCTTTGGTCGCCCCTGTTGCGTTCGCATCAGTCTCGGGTGGAAGCTCTGGGGCTCACGCGACAAGACGGCGCAGTACACCGTGTACGTCAACCCCGTCAAAGGGTGGGAGCTATGAGTGCTTGGCTCAAGCCAGCGGCGGCGGCGCTCGCTGCGCTCATCGCCTTTGGAGCGGGATGTCGGTACTCGGCCGCGCTCTACGGCGAGGACATCGCCGCCTTGCGCGAGGACTACGCTACTCGGGCGCAGTCTCTTGAGATTAAGTACAGAGAGAAGGAGAGGGGCTATGCACAGAGCTTGGTGGATGCATTGGATGCAAGGGACAAGGCTCTTGCTCGCGTCGATGATCTTGGCGCCGATCTTGAGCGGGTGCGCAAGCAAGCAGCCGACGCTCGCCGTCGACTGTCCGCAGCTGCCGGCGGTACCTGCGACGCTGAAAGAGAGCAGCTTGCCCGATGCGCAGACCTTGTCGAACGAGGCGCGGAGTTGGTTCGACGAGGTGTCGAGCTTTCTGAGCGGACTGCGATAGATAAGGACTCGGTTGTTCAACTTGTAAGATAAAATGGGAGCGTCTTGATCAAGGAGCAATCAATGCCCGATTATGAAATCAATACATTTGCCGAGCTGTGCCAGAGAATCATTGACTCTGACGGCAAGGGGGTCGAAAACCTTGTTGCTGTGACAAGTCCGGGCGCGTTTGCATGTACTATCAAGATAGAAGGGGACGGATACTGCGGAGAGATCCCTGGTTTTCTTCTCCAAAGCCTTTCGGAGTTCCAGACACAGGTGTTCCGAGCCTATGCTATGGCGGTATACGGGAAGGACGATCTCCGAGGTTTGGATAAAAGCAAGCTTTGGTGTTCTGTCCAGAGTCGCCAAGGTTCTTTGGATCTGGTGTTTTGTCTGGCTGTTCTCGGCGTGGGCATAGGAACTGCGATGATAAAAGATATGTCCGCAACACAAAAGACGATCTTGGGCCTAGGGGTGTTCGCTGTTTTTGCCGGGTACATTGGGGCAGATATCTACAAGACCTATTCTGCCGAGAGCATTGAGGTGGAGAAACAGGAAACTGAGCGGCAAAAAATCGAGGCCGATACGGCGAACGGGCTAGCCGAGCAGGATACAATTCGCACCGCCATGATACTTTTGAGCAAACAAGCTTCTGAGAAGGATCTGGATACCCTCGTGGCAGCTGGTGCTCATGGTCGGGTTGGGGTTGATGCCTTGATCCGAGACGCGAGGGGTGCTGTTCGCGTTACCTATGGCAAGACCGTGGTCGAGCAGGACGAGATCAAGCGGATACAATCTCCCGAGTCGGTTCCTGTGAAGCGTTACCCGAGGGAGGGGATTTTCAAGATTGTTCAAGTGAATACGGAAAATCCCGAGTTATGGAAAGTTTTGCTAAAGGACACTGTGTCGTCAGAAAAGATTCTCTCTTCCGTCACCCCGAGCACGTTGTTCTTGAGTGCGGAGAGAGCAAAAGAGCTTTTGGACTATCAGAGGGATGAGACTCCTCTGAAAGTAACTATGTCTTGCGCAGAGAAGGGCGATTCCAAGACATATACAATTGACCAAATGGAGCTCTACGTAGAGTAACAACACCATACGGGCTACGATAGTACCTGCGCTCGATCATATGGAGCGTCGAGAAATCCTGCCCCTGAAAACGCCCCACTTACCTTCGCTGGTAGGTGGGGCGTTTTTTTGTGCCTTTGGAAAACGTCACTTCTTCTTCGGCATGATCGTGTCGGCCCACGACTGCATGACGGGACGACGTAGTTCACATAGGTCGTCACGCTGATATGTTTGCTCAACGGCGTTGCCGGTTGCGTGCATCAAGCATTTCTCTGCGACGACTCTGTCCACACTGTTTCTGGCCGCCCAGTCTCGGAAGGTCGAACGGAATCCGTGCATTGTTACTTTGCCGTCTGTGAGCCTGCTGACCGTGTGATACGGGTTGTCGATGCGGATTGGTCTGTGCGCCCAGTAAGGCGACGGAAAGAGAGGTCCCTTTTGGCTCGGGTTAGCGGCAAGCAGCACTTCAATGGCTTGATCGCTCAGAGGGACACGGTGCGGGAAAGGCTTGCGGTCCTTTCTGCGAGCAGGCGGGATGTACCAGATGCGCTCTTCGAGATTGATTTCATCCCAAAACGCGAGCGTAAATTCCTTTCGGCGCGTGGCGGTAGTAATCCATTCCTCTTCCGAGGCCCGGCATAAGAAAACGCAGCTGGTCGAGCAGTACGAGAACGTCCGCGAGTTCTTCTGCAAGTTCTCCTAGGTGCCTCAAGGATCGATCTGCCGTAAAGCGTGACAGGGCAGTCACGCTTTCACCGAGCTCTTCCTGCAGTTTGTTGAGTTGATGGCTTTCGCCATACCAGAGGGCGATGGTTTTGACGTTATCGAAATACTCGTCATTGTCAAGCATGAGCCAGCTCCCATTTCTTGAGTTCGTCGCAAAGGGTGCGTGCGCTGAGCTGTACTCTGTTGAAAGCCTGCTTGCTGGCGCAGTTCTTGGCGATGGAAAGGTATGACGTGTAGGCCTTGATCGATCGAACGATGTCTGCCGTGTCCTTGTGGTCGATGAGTCGGCTTGCGAGTGCGCGGAGATTTGAGGTCGACTGATCGCGATACGACCATCGAAGCTCGCGGCGGATGTCTTGAACAACGATTTCGGTTTCGGTCATTCCTTGTCCTCCTTTCTGACCCACCACGACGGAATGTCGAGGTAAGCCCATGCAACGTCGTCATAGCCGGCAACCTTGTGCGCGACGCGCTTGGCGACGGTGTTGCCCCTGACGGTTTTGGCTTCGTAGAAGTGGTCGTCGCCTAGGCCGAAGTAGGCGTGCGGTATGAAGACGGGTTTGCCGTTCTTCAGGGCCATGATGAGCAGTTCTTGGCCGGGGCGCGGGTGCGTCGCTTCATCATTTTCATCGTACCGTTGCCAGTCGATATTTCCGGTCATTCCTCGTCCTCCTCAACCTTTTCGACCATGTCGGGCGTTATCACTAACGCGTGGAGCGGGCCCTCCTTTTTGCAGAACCAAAGAGTGATCTGCATCAGAAACTCGAGGTCGGAACAGATGCGCTTGTAGTTAAGCGCAAGCTGCTTTGAGAAGTCTCCGTCGCTAAGCTCGTCGAGCTTTTTCTGAAGCCCACGGTCTTTGAGTCTGAATCTCATGCTTTTACTCCTCAGCGTCCAGTACTGCCGTAGCCACCCGCGCCGCGCTCGGTCTCGCTCAGCTCGTCAGCCCACTCGAACTCAGTGTCAACGAGCTTTTCGATGCGCATCTGGGCAATGCGGTCGCCGTTATGAACGATGTACGGCCTGCCCGATGCATTCTTCACCGTGATGTAGACGGGCCCGCGGTAGTCGGCATCCACAAGCAAAGGCGTGATGATGAGGCCCTTGAGGGCGGTGCTGGAGCGGCTGTACACCACGCCAACGTATCCTTCAGGGATTTCAAATGCGAGCCCCGTCTTGATGCGAATCGTCTGCTCTTCAAAAATTGGCGCGTCGAACTCTTCCGCCGCATACAGGTCGAAGCCTGCGGCGTATTTCGTCCCACGTGTTGGCATCTTGGCGTTAGGGTCTAGCTTCTTAAGCTTGATCTTCATGCTTTTACTCCTTGTTCTGCCATGCCAAAGGCGATGTCCTCGATCATCGATCGCTTAACCGGAGGAATTATCACGGCCTTGGTCTCGGTCTTCTTCTCGGCTTTCTTCTCTGAGTTGTATGCACGGTACTCGTCAAATGCGACTGCGGGGTCTGCGTACTTCTGGTCAGTCAGACTCACAAGCGTGTCATGATCGTCCGTGACGGACATAATCCCCGCGTTGACGAGCTTTTGCACCGTAGCCTTGAACGACGCTGCGACTTTCGTCCTTATCCCGAGCGCCTCGAGCAGCGAAGACATACGCAGCGGGCCTTTTGCGCCGATGATCGCGAGGGCCTTGTCGGCCCTCACGCCGATATATCCGTTGTGGCTCATCGGATGCTCACGCTTTCGCGCGCCTCCAGGCTGCAGCCGGGGACCTCGACGCCGTCGAGCAGTGCCTGCTTGATGGCGACCTTGTTCGGGCTTACGGTCGTCTTGACGGTCGTGTAGGCCTCGGGCAGGTCTGCGCCTTCGGAGACTTCGACGGCCTGCGTCGTGCGGATCGAGACGGTCACGCGTGCGGTCTTGACCTTCCCGGTCGCGTGCAGGGCATCGAGGAGCATGGACTTGATGTAGTCGGAGCGCTTCTGCATCGACTTGACGCGGGCGAGCATTCGGTCGGCTTCGTCCTTTGCGGCCTTGGCCTCGGCATCGAGCTCGCGAAGGTAGAGCGCGGTGGCCTCGATCTTTTCGGAGGCTTCGGCTTCGACGGCGTGGAGGTTGTCCGCATTGAGGATTTCGCCAGTCTCCTCGTCGACGACGATGTCATCCAGCGCAAAGCGAAGCGCCGGAGCGATTTCGTAGAGTTTCATTTTACGTACCTATGAAAAAGCCCTGCCGGTTAGGGCAGGGCCGATGTGAAAATTGGGTGTGGCTGTTACTGAGCAGTCAGGGCACGGTAGCAGGACAGTTGCCTCACGCTATAGCCGTGGCGATCGAGCATGTCCTCGATGGAACCGAGGTTCATGCTTGTCACGGCTTCGTAGAAGCGGGGCGCGAGAGGCGACTGGAGGAGCCGCATCAGGTTGAGGACGGTCTCGAGGTCTTCGCGGAAGAGATATCTCCAGTAGTAGACGAAGGTCCTCAGGTTCTCGGCCTCACGCGCGGAGAGGACGATCGAGCCCGCGGGGATAGGATGCAGGCCACAGTGCGGGCAGCCGCCATCATCGGGGCGCGTGGTGTGTGGCACCTCTGGGACATCGAGCTCAACCTCTCTGATGAATTCGAGGCAGTCGGCAAGCTTGGTGCGCGGCAGTTGGTCGTATCGTGCGATCTGGTAGTGTGCCTTGATGGCGCGGTAGATCGTCTGGTAGTTGGCCGCGGTCTTCTTAGCGCGGGCGGCAACGGCGACTTGGATGGCTCGCTGCTCTGCGGGCGTGATCGTGGTTGGTGCCTCGAGCTCGTTCTTCATGCGTTCGAACTCATCGTAGAACGCGCACTTGAATTCGAGAGCCTTCGCGCCGGTGAATCCCATGGCGAGGATGCAGAAGCCTTTCTGATCCATCCAGTAGCCAGTTACAGTGCGCTTTGCTCCGGAGCCGATTTCGACCTCTTCGGACCATTGCGCAAAATTGCGCGATGCTAGAAGTTCAGGCTTTTTAGCGATGATGGAGTCAATTGCGCGGACTGCGTCACTATGCTTTTTCGAGAAGTATTCGGCGACGATGCGACTGGACGTGACTGGGCGGCCTTCGATAACTTTGAAGGCGTTAGAGCTGATGGACATTGCGTCCTCCTGTGTAATTTTTCACCAATCGCCAAAATTGGCGGATGGTTAATCACCTATTTTCAGTAGGTGGCCGGGTGCTGAAAACCGTACACAGTCGGCGGGCTTATTCCCTTTGCAGGTGTTTTATTGGCCGCACGCCCGGCCATAGCTTGCACTATGTCCGTGGCTATCTATCTAACCGCCTCACATTTGAGGGCGTTGAGTAGATACAAAAATACCGCTTGTCTGTCGGGTGCGGTGTCCGCTGTGTAGGTGTTTTCAGCACCTGAGCGAAGCATACTCGACTTGTCGGCGATCGTCAAGATTCATTCAGCCAGTCAATGGCCTCTCTCGCGTTTTTAACGACGTATTCATTCTGTGAGCGATCGAACTCAACCTTGAGAAAGAATACATTTTTTGGTAGCTGAACATTTAGAACGCGAGCGGCCGCAATTCCTCTGGTTGACCCGGCAGCTCTCATATACCGGGTAAGTTGTTTCAATGCGGACCGGTTGAAGGCTATTGGTTTGGCCTCTACAGGAATATTACGGACAAGACAATCTGGTTGGCTTGCGCCTCCTAAGACTTTCCCTCCAAGCGCTTTAGCAATTGGCCCATACATACAACCTTCTCGTTGAGCGTGGAGTCTCGTAAGGGTAGCCAAGGTTATAAGGTGGTTGAATGCGTTCTCTGGCATTATTCCCGTCGCATCTAAGATACGATTCTTGGCGTTGATTACATCTTCAATAGTCAACGTCTTTTCTTGTCTTAGCAATTCGATCAACGAACGGTTTTCGCGGCACCATTCCCAAAACTCAAGTTCGTCCCTGTCATCGAAATGCCAAAGAAACTCAAATGAGTCGTTCATTTTCTTACCCTCATGGCCGTTGATGATTGAGTATGCATACCCGAAACACAGGCGCGTTGTCAAAGTTCCTGACCCCTGAAAAGGCCTTGATCCCTCGTGGTCGAGTAGACCTTGGCAATTTCATACTCTATCGAAGGCTTCCCGTTCCTCATGACCATAGTCTGGTTCAAGTCGATGTCTATGTGGTCGCCTGCGGAAAACGAAACTTCGCGGTTTTGCACTCGGGCATGGAAGTCCATGTCTGTCAGCTTCGCTGCGTATTCTGTTCCGTTCGACTTGATCGTCCACTTCTTTTCGTCGAATCGAACACCAAGGATGACGGCGTCGACATGCTTCATAGGCGGCAAGGCCTGAGGTGCGGCTGATTGTGCTGGTGTGATCATTAGTTCGTATCCCTGTCTGTCGATGTCGAGGACTTTGGCGTTGTTCGCGTCTAGCAATTCGCAGCGCTCTGCATGGTTGCCCAGTCCAAGAGGAGAGAAAGCTTCTTTGAGAGGCTTAGCAAGCACTCCTCCGTTGTGAATCTTTTGCGATAGTTGCTTGACGTTGCCGTTGAAGTTGTTAATGGTGCAGTTGATGTATTGGGTTTGATTGGCGACAGTATCAACTTGAGCCGAAGTAACCTCTTGGTCTCCAAACGTTTTGCGCAAGTTGATCAGCAAGATGAAGCATTCGAATGTTTCTTTTGCCAGAGAAACCGTTTCCGAGAACAAGGCAGGGTTACTGGCGACTGCTTCGAAAACGAATTTCAAAAGTGCAATTACGCTTCCTTTCTCGATGCTAGCTTGAATTTGAAGCGATGTCTGCTTTTGGCGAGCTCCAGGCATTTGCTTTGCAATGATGTCGAGAGAGTCGTTGATGCCTATCAGCGCAACGCCGAGCTCCTTCGCGTCTATGGTGTGTCCTTCGAGCGCCTTCCCCTGAAGGTGTAGTTTGAATTCGAAATAGTCCTGATCCATCGCGTTCTCCTAACGATACTCGTAGAGTTATCCTACAACGATCTTCTGGGGAGCTTGTCAAAAAAAGCCCCCGGCTTTCGCCGAGGGCTAGAGATCATTTTCGTGGCGTCACGAAAATGGTCAGAACGGGTTGTCGTCAAGCGGAGCGTCGTCGTAGGGATGCGCAACCGGAGCCGACGGCGTGACGGGCTTGGCTTCCTTGTCCTTCAGGTTCTTGAACTTAGCCTCGACCGCCTTGGCCTCGAGGTTGTTCAGGACTTCCTTCGCGTTCTGCCCGGTAACCTGATGGAACGGCGTGATGATGTTCATCTGGTAGGTCGTCTTGATTTGCCCCTCGTGCTCATACTCGCGGTTCTCGCGCTGGAGGAGCAGGCCGATGGTCTGGCCCTCGAGTGCGCCGATGCGATAGCCCGGGCGCTTCGTGCCGTCGCGGTTAAAGACCTGCGCTTGCGTAGCCTCAACCTTATCGAGCTTGAGCACGGCAAGCAGCGCGTCCATGATGTCGGCCCCGAAGGTGCGATCGCCGTTGCGAGAGGAGACGAAGAGGCGGATAAAGGCCATCTTCTCGCCGCGTTCTTCAACGGTCTCGCCGCATTCCGTCCAACGGAGCGCCTTGAAGGCGAACTCGACGTAAGTCGCGCCCGCCTTGCTTTCGGCGACTTCAACCTGTGTGAGGGTGCCGACGTACTTGCCGGACTTGTCGATGCCGTTGAAGCCGGCAACCTTTTCCGCGGACTTGCGGTTCATGGTGAAGGTAGTGATCATTCTTCAGTTTCCTTTTCGTTAGTAATGCCGTAGTAGTCGCAGATGACGCGGTCGATTGCCGCGAGGTCGTTCTCTATGTACTGCTCCGAGAACATTCCCATCGGCGATTTGACTGTGTCAGAGCCTGAGTTCTGAGTTGAGAAGAGATAGCGTCCGTTCTCGACGTGCGTCCGAAGGACTGTGGTGAACATGCCCTCGACAACGATCTTGTCGTCTAATAATTTCCCCAATGTCTTGATACGGGTGTTGCCGAACTCATCAGAGGTCGTGTGAGCGAGGACGTAGACGCGCTTGTTTTCACCGAGCTCGGAGGCGGCCTTGGCAATGTCGAATCCGGCCCCGCCGATCTCTGTGAACTTGCCGAACCCCTTCACGTTGCGTGCAGCCATGTACATCGATGCGAGGATGTACTGCCAGTCGTCCACGACGATCACGTCGAACGGGCTCGCGTGCATGTAATTGATGATTGCCTGCGGGTTCGAGCAGACGAGGATGTTGTTCCCATCGCCCTTCTGCTTGATCTCCTTCCACCCAGTGGAGCGGAAGGGGAGCGGCTTGCGCACCGGCTGGATCAAAAGTGTGTTTTTTGGGTCGAGGTTTCGAAGTGAACAGGTCTTGCCTGTTCCGCTCTCGCCCAAGATGAGGCATGCGTAGCTCATGGTGTCGTCCTCAGAAAGGGATTTCGTCGTCGCCGATGGCGTAGAAGTCTTCAAGCGACTTGTCGTAGATCGGCTCGGGACGCTTTGCACGTTCGCCGAACCACTGGGCTCGCTCGAACTCGTCGCGGCTGGCGAACTCTGGGTACGGGTCGAAGTCGACCTCGTCCTCTGGCTCGGGCATCGGTAGCTCGAGCGGCTCAAGTGAAGTGATCGTCATGCTTACTCCTCTGGGCATTCGAAGCCCGGCTCAGGGGCGAGGATGCAGTCGACGCGATACAAAATCATTTCCGTCGCCTCGAAGAGCGCAACTTCGAGCTCGTCGTTGATGGCGTCGATGATCTTGGTGACCTCTCTTGCCGAGCTTGCGTCCTTAAGGCTCGTGATCGCTGCAATGAGATCGGTAGAGGAATTGGGATTTACGAGATACGCCACAAGCACTTCTTCTTGCCTGTTCGTGACGTAGTTCTCGCAGAGCTCGTCGATGTCCGCGTTCGGCGTATGCTCTGCCTGTTGCGCGATGCTTCGCGCGATGTCAGTCAAAGTCTTCATTCGTTACTCCATGCTCCAGTGATGAGCGCGCCAGCGATGATGGCCAGCGCTCCGATGAAAGTGATGAGCGTCCGGACGCGTCCAGGGCGCTCGCATGAAAAAGGCTCGACGTTCTGCCGAGCCTGCTTTGCTGCGCGCCGCTGCTCGAGCGGTCGCTTTCGAGTAATTCGTTTCATGTCGAAGTCCCTTGGAATGTGGTCAATGATGTGGGCCGGGTCGGAGAAGCTCATGCTGCTTCCTCCTCCTCGCGCTCCTGCCAGAGCACGCGAAGCTCCTCGAGGCAGTCCGCGATAACGTCCTTGTCGAGATTGACGTCGTTGGCGGCCTCGATGAAGTCCTCGGCGGTGACGAGGGTGCCGCCGGCGCGCATGGTGTCGAGGTCGAGCGGGTCGCCGTCGATGAGGATCGGCTGTTCGTCCGGATACTCGTCGTACACCGACGGGACGCCGCCCATGCCGAAGTAAAAACCGTTGCTCATGCGAAGTACCTCAAGGCGAGAATGGTGATGGCGATGGCTGCGAGGCCGCCGACCGTGAACAGGCGAAGTCCGAACGTGATGGTGTCTTCGGACGTAGGCTCGTACTGGACGAGCTCGTCGGCGCTGCGCCCGGTGAAGAAATCGAGAAGAGACATAGCTTTCTCTCCGGTTGGGAAAATGAAAAAAGGCATTCAGATGCCGCCCTAGGAGATGCCACGCGAGGTGGCCGGCGGCACGTGAATGCCTTCTGATGAAAGTGGGGTGAGGGAGCCGGGGTGAACGCAAAAGCCTCTCGTCTGCAGATGCCCCGGCTTTGGGATCTGGCCTAGTGAGCCGCCAGATCGGCACATATCTGCGTCATGCCGTTGCCCTCAAAATCGTTAAGGTAGTTCGTCCATGACGCACTGTACGTTGCAGGCGACCTGCTCGTACTTCTCAGCGAGAGGACAGTGGATCACCGTCGGCTCGGTCTTCATGTAGAAAGCGAGCGCTGCTGCGTTCACGATGCTCATGAGTGCAAACGCATGCACGTCGTTCTCGCCGCAGGTCTCGCGGCCGACCGAACGTAGGTAATGCGCAAGCCTGACGTCGAAGTCACTTTTTGTCATCGTTGTTCTCCTAGTAGCCGTCCCGCGTGTCGCTCTTTGCGGGTGCCCGCGAGACGGTCTTGTGAAAGCCCATCCAAGCGTCCTCACCAGTCGAGGACTCGGTATTCGTTGAAAAAAGAGGCAAGGGCGCTTGAATCGGCTTTCGATCAGGTCGCGGCTGCGCTCGTTCAGCGCTCAGGCCGCTCGGGGCTAACATGCCCTCTGTCCGAAGACTGATCCTGATCTAGCTCGTGGGGCGAGCTTGCGTCGTTTTCAGGTGGTCCCCAACCCAACCGCACTGGAAGATACCCTCCAGCCGTCCGCTCACTTTTCATGCGCGACCTTTGCGACTACCGTTCCGTCGCGTGATGCGCTTCTGACAGACCCTTCTGTCCAGAATCGCGTCCGTTTGGCGGGCGGTCCCCGACACAGCTAAGTGCCGAGATTCGATGCCCTTCCCATCGACGCCAAGCCTTGCGGCTCGGGTAGCAAGCGCTAAAGGTTGTTTAGCTAACCTGTTAAAGAGATATTAACACAGTTGAGCGTAGAGTGCTAGTTTTTGTTTAGCGCGCGTTTTGCGGCTAGTTCAAGTTTTGTTAACAGAGATCAAACAGACGCAAAAAAAGGCGCAAAAAAAGGCCGAGCGTGCAGCTCGACCTTTTGTGTGGGAGGGATGGGGTATTACAACCGCTTGATGCAAAGACCGACGTAAGCGCGGCCGATTACTTCAATGCTTTCTGGTGTTGTGTTGATGGGCTCGTAAAACTTGTTGTCGGAAAGAAGGCGCAAGCCCTCTGGGGTTGCTTGTACGCGCTTGACGAACAAGCCTTCGCCGATACGGACGACATACATGCCATCTCTAACGATCTTCTTTTCTGAGATGTCAACAATGACAGCGTCTCCTTCGTGGAGAGTTGGCTCCATTGAATCCCCGAACGCCGCCATTATCTGAAGAGAACGAACGTTGGCAGATGGGCAGTACCTGCGGATGAATCCCTGAGAGACTCGCACAAAACGGATGAGTTCCAGTTCATCGGTATTCAGAAAGCCGTGGCCACAGGAAACCTCAGCATTGACGTGCGGGATAGAAACAATGCCGTCCTCAACCAGGGTTTGGACGGGTGAGTTGGCATCGCCAAACATAACATAGGCGGGTGTCACTCCAAATATCTCGCAAAGCGCTTCCAGCCCTTCTCGGTTTGGTTCGCTGTGGCCGATAGCCCAGTTGCGGACGGTGACGTTTGAAACGCCTACTTTCTTTGCGAGGCTTCGATACGAAAGCCCCGACTGCTCGATTAGAGCTTTGATGCGTTCGCTTACAGCTGACATAACAGCCTCCTTTGTCTACCTCGCATAGTAAATGAGAATTTAACACCTTGCGTTTAGCACTAATGCTAAATCTGCTTTATAATGTGTTAACGGTAATTTAACTACCTAGGAGGATACATGAAGCAAGCTACGACGGTGTCGCTCGCGCTCGAACGATACGGCCAAAAGCGCGGCATCACCTACGGTGTTCATAGCCAGTTGGCTAGGGAGCTTGGCGTTTGCCGCCAAACCGTGTGGGGATGGTGCAAGCGCAACAGCGTGACGCCGAAGTATTTGGAACAGTTTGCTCAGCTTACTGGCGTTAAAGCGTCCGAGCTGAACAAGCTGACTCGGCGCGTCTGTGAGGACTGACTATGAGTTACGCCGCGATCGATTGGGCAATGCCAAAAGTCATTAAAGACGTGAACGCAAAATCTTGTCTTGTTGTGCTGGCTTATCACCACAACAAGGAAACGGGTTTGTGTTGCCCGAGCATTTCTACGATTGCGGATGAGATGGGCGTTCGGTCTTTGAACACCGTCCGAAAGGCCATCGGAGTTCTCGTAGAAATGAATCTACTCGCGATATCTCGTGAATTTGGTGATCGTGGAGAAATCCTGAGCACGAGATACACGCTCAATCTCCAGTCTGAAGCGTTCAAACCAGTGAAGAAAAAGAAAGGGGTGGTTCACGACATGAAGGAGGGTCATGAGGTGAAGGAGGTTCACGACATGAAGGAGGGTCATGAGGTGAAGGAGGTTCACGACATGAAGGGGGGTGGTTCATCTCATGAAGGAGGGGTGGTTCATCTCGTGAAGGGGGGTGGTTCATCTCATGAAGGAGGGGTGGTTCACGTGGTGAACCCTAACAAGGAAGTAGAACAGGGAAAGGAACAGATAACTGGAACAGGGAAGGAAACAGGGAATAGCTTGCCCGCGCAAGCGCCGTGGGAAACCGATCATTTTGACAACACCGTCAAAAAGATCGAAAAGCCGAAGGCAACAAGAGCCAAGCCTAAAACTTCCTGTCCTTTCTCTCCTGACGATCCCATTCCGACTGAATACCTCGAGTACGCACAGGCAAAGCATCCAAGCATCAACGCTCAGACGGAGTTCACCAAGTTCGTCAACTTCCACCTTTCCAAAGACAACCGGTTCAGCAACTGGCTGGCCGCCTGGAGAACGTGGGCGACGAAAGCAGAAGAGTTCGCAAAGAAAACCCCAACCTACACATCCAACCGCTTCGTAGAGAAAAAGCAATCTGAACGCAATTACTCACTTGACTGGTGAATCAATGACCAAGACTCTTACTCAGCTTTCCATCGGCATTACGGTGCCGACCTCTAAGGAGGTCTCGTTTGACTGTCCTATCCACGGCCTCCAGACGTACACCACCTATCAGCGTCCTGACGGCTCGTGGGCTGATCCGTACTGTCCTGAATGCAAGCGCATTGTCTCCGAACGTGAAAGCCTTCTGGAGATCCTTCAGGCCGACGCCAAGCAGCGTGCTGTTGAACTCGCCCATCATCTTCACTACGAGCGTCCTTTGGACTTCGACACTCCGACCTTTGAGAACTACATCCCAGAAACCACGGAGGAGGAAAAAAACCTCGCAATCTGCCGCCGGTTTGCCGAGCGTTTTACTGAACGAGAACTTGAGCGTGAGAGGGCGCATAACGCTCAAGATCAGTTCTGGCGAAAGAAGAACTCAACAGGCCTTCTTCTCTTTGGCAACTATGGCACGGGCAAAACGCACCTTGTTTACTCGATCCTGAAAGAACTCGATCGACAGGGATTGCCTGGCTTTTACATCACGATTCCCGACCTCTTTGACCGTCTCAGCGATCGAACGAATCAAGTTGACAATGCCGCTGTACTGGCAAAGCTGTGCATGGTTTCCTGTCTTGTACTGGACGAGATTGGTGTGCAGTCCGGTTCGGAATACGAAAAGAAGCGCCTTTATCAAATCATCGATGGCCGGATCAAAAACGGTCGTCCAACCATTCTTTTAACAAACCTCGATCACATCGAGCTGGGAAGACTGTTGACCGAACGCGTCCTGACTCGCGTCACTCAGTCGACTTACAAGCTTCTGTTTACTGGACGCTGCCGACGCGAACCTGTCCGCTGTTCTGCTGAGGAGGTGTTCTGATGATCCTCGACGAATTTATAGGACGCAACTGCACGTTTTCGGCTCAATCGCGGCCATTTGTTACCTGCTTAAGGACGTTTTCCAATGAAATATTTTGAGATTCAGGGCTTTAAAAGCTACTTCGTTCGAGAGGATGGACAGGTCTTCTCTCGCGGTCAGTCGTGGACCTTCGGCAATTCTCGAACGTCCTGCAAACCCGTGCCACTCAAGCTCTCCAAGTACGGCAAATACTCTCTTCGACGCTGTGCGCAGCCGATTGCTCTGTCGCCTGAAGAGGTGTGGGAGAGAAAGGGCCAAGAGTTAACGGACGTAACGGAGGGGGCGAAATGAGGCGGAAGCATCTGCGCGTATCGGTCCCGTGGCCGTCAATTGTCCTTTCTCCCAATGCTCGCGTTCATTGGGCTAAAAAAAGGACAGAGGTCCAGAAAGCAAGGAACTACGCCTACTGGGAGACTTGCTCCCGCGCCCACGGTGAGCGCGCCGTTCAGGACACCTACTCGAACGAATCCGGAACGACCGAAGCCAAGATCACCGCCGACCTGTCCCGCATCGACATCTTGTGTCTCGACGACGTTGCCGCCGACCCGACAACGTTCGAGTCGAAGCTCCTGACGCGAATCCTCGACGCGCGCTATCGCAACGACCGTCCGACCCTGATCGTCACGAACCTGTCCATTCGCGAGAAGTGTGGGAAGCACTCTGAGTTCGACGCCTTCGTCGGGAATCTGGTTGCTTCGCGCGTCCACGAATGCGCGACGTTTGTGGACTGCACGACGACAGACTTCCGCCGCGGGCTGAAGCAGAGAAAGGTCGATCAAAACAACTGAAAGGAGACGTCATGACTAAAGTTGGCTTCAACAACCTCCCCGTTGACGGTTTCAGAGCAGATGCTGGCTTGAGTTAAGATGTAACTACAGGCGCAGCGCAGAGCTCTGGACGCTGTTCCAACTCGGCTACCTCGATACCGTCCGCGATATGCGGCGCGCTCAGGCGCAAAAGCTCATCGAACGAAAGGCGCTGCCGGAGATGCAGACGTTTTCGGATAAATGCAAGAGGAAAGTAAATGGCAGAAGCGACTACCGAACCGATTGTCATGTTTTTTGTTCGCGGGATCCCAAAAGGCAAGGCTCGCCCTCGAGTGACAAGGACAGGGCACGCCTACACGCCCGCGGCGACTGTCGCATGGGAAAACCAGATCAGGCTGGCCGCCGTCCACGCAATGCGAAACGCTCCTATGCCTGACGGACACTTGGTCGTGCGGATGACGTTCTGTTTTAATCCGCCAAAGTCATACGCGAAAAAGCGCCGTGAATCACTCATGAGCGAGGGCAGGCCGATGCCACATAAGCCAGACATTGACAACCTCGTCAAAGCCGTGCTCGACGCTTGCAACGGAATCACATATCACGACGACGCAGCCGTTGTTGAGGTCAATGCGAAAAAGCGGTATGGTGCTGAAGATGGCGTCATGGTCGCAATTGAAAAACTTATCTTTGAATAGGGAAAAAAATGGAAAAATTGAAGGTCGAATATCGGAATACCTCTGACCTGATTCCTTACGCCAGAAATGCGCTAACGCACTCCGAAGAGCAGGTGACGAGACTCGCGTCCAGCATCAAAGAGTTCGGATGGACGAACCCGATCCTAGTGGACGGTGAAGCTCGTTTGGTCTTTTACGCGATCAAGAATTAAAACAACAAGTTGGCCGAAAACGTTCGTGAGAAACTCATTCGAGCTTCATATGGAAACTTTTTAAAGCGTCAACATGCTGAATTTAAGAGGAAAGACAATGGGAAGAAAGGAAATACCGATTGATCTGAAAAAGGTCGAAGAGTACGCACAGGTTTGCGACTCAGAGGAGGAAATTGCGCTTGCTCTTGGCGTTTCATACGCAACCTTGAAGCGTCGAAAAAGGGATTTGGATCTTTTTGCTCAGGCTTTAAAAAGGGGGAGGAGCAAAGCCAACATTTTCGTTGGCGGCAAGCTCATGCAAAAGATCAAGGACGGGGACATCGCTGCTACGATCTTTTACTTGAAATCCAGATGCGGATGGAAGGAGGCTCGCGCCGTAGAGCTGACTGGCAAAAACGGCGGCGCGATTGAGACGAGGTCAGAGGTTGTAGATCTGACGAACGCTCAAAAGGCGCTTCTTGACAAAGTGCTTGACGAAGAGTTTTAATTATTTTGGGCGTGCATGACACGCCCTCATTATTATGTCGATAAGCGAACAACAGTTTTTGGATCACGTGCGCAAGCGGTGCGAGGACGATTTCGAGTTCTTTGTGCGGTACTTTTTCAAGACATCAACTGGGCAAAAATTCAGAATCGCGGATTTTCACCGTCAAATTTTTTCGATTCTGACAGACGTTTGGAACGGCAAGAAAACGCACATCATTATCAACATCCCTCCGCGTCACGGGAAAACCCTGATTGCCGTCAAGATGTTTTCGGCGTGGTGCTTTGCGAAGAATCCGACTTGCGAATTTATTCATCTTTCGTACTCGGACGAACTTGCGCTTGACAACTCAAATTCAATCAAAGAGCTTGTTTCGTCAAAGGAGTTTCAGCAACTTTGGCCGACAGAGTTGAAAAAAGAATCGGATCGGGCATGGAAAACAGCGGCAGGCGGAGCGTTCTTTGCGCGTTCAGCAGGCGGCCAGGTGACTGGTTACGGTGCGGGTAAGGTAAATGACTTCACAGACGGGCACGGATTTGGTGGTGGAATTTTGCTTGACGATTTGCTCAAGCCAGATGATGCCAATTCGGACGTGAGGCGAGAGGCTATCAATCGTCGCTGGGACGAAACGATTAAGAGTCGTTTCAACTCGACAAGGACTCCGTGCATCCTCATTATGCAAAGAATCCATGAGGATGATTTTTGCGCGATGCTGATGCGCGATAAGGAATATCATTTCGAGCGCATCATTTTGCCCGCGTTGCTCAATGAGGGAACGGATCACGAGGAATCTCTTTGGCCTGACAAGTACACGGTCGAGCAATTGCACGCCATGCGCGACAAAAATGGATACATGTTCGCTGCCCAGATGCAACAAAACCCGAGGCCGCTGGGCGGCGGAATCATAAAGAGCGCGTGGTTTGGCTACTACGACGTTCTTCCGAAGATCAAGTACCGAGCAATCTTCGTTGATACGGCTCAGAAGGAAAAGGAGTCGAACGACTACCAAGTTGCAAGCCTGTGGGGGCTTGGAGAAGACGGAGATCTGTACCTCATCGACATGATGCGCGATAAGTTCCAAGCGTATGAGTTGGAGGTGCGCATCCCTGCGTTTTGGAACAAGGCCAAGGCCGATCGCACATCACAGCTACGTTTCATGGGCGTCGAAGACAAGGCATCCGGAACGCAACTGATACAGAACATCAGGCACAAGATCAGACCGGCAATTCCGTTGAAGGAAATAGAACGATCGCGCTCGAAACTAGAGCGCGTCATGGACGTGCAGGGCTACATCGAGTCTGGGTACGTGAAACTTCCGCGCAGCGCCTCGTTCTTGAGTGACTTCATTTCCGAATGCGAGGCGTTCACGGCAAACGACAGTCATCCGCACGACGACCAGATCGACACTATGTGTGATGCAATTACAATGATGCTGGCAAAGAAACACACGCTTTACGGCGATGTTGAATGGTGATGAAAATGACGAATAAGAGAACAACGCCCATGTCCGACGGCTTGATTAACAAGATGACGGGGCAGGGCACGGACAGGTCGAAGCGATCCCACTTCATTTGGGGCTACGAAAACATCAACAACTATCAGGCGTATGAAGCCGCCTATCAGACGTCGTGGATTGCTCGCCGAATTTGCGACGTTGTGGCCGCAGACATGACCAAAATGTGGCGCGAAATCAAAAGCAACAAGGCTGATGAAATTCGATCCGAAGAAGATCGTCTAATGTTGCCTGCAAAGTTCAATGAGGCCGTGCGCTACGCTCGCCTGTATGGCGGAGCGGCAATCATCCCGATCACAAATCAAGATTTGCGGCAGCCGCTAGACGCCCGAAAGATCAAAAAGGGCGACCTGAAGCGCCTTTTGGTGCTTGATCGTTGGTACGTGACCGGTGCAAACATCAACGTTATGGACGTTTTGGACGAGGATTTCAATCTGCCGTCTGAATACTATGTGAACAACTCCAAATCAGTTACCATTCACAAGTCGCACGTCATCCGAGTCATCGGCGAGCCTTTGCCGATTCGCCTGGCTTTCCAAGCGCAGGGGTGGGGCGATTCGTCGTTGCGCCAGGCAATGGAAACCGTGGAGGACTTTTTGGCGTCAATCGGGGGCGTTGCAGAGTCCTTGCAGGAATTTAACGTCGACACGATCCGCAAAGACGGCCTGATGGACGAAATCGGCACGGATCAGGAAGATCGAATCCTTGCGCGATTCCGTGCTTGGGGCATGATGAAATCGGTCTTCCGCGTTTCGTTGCTCGATGGCGATGAACAGTTCGAACGCAATCAGCTAACCTACTCGGGCGTTGCTGACATGATCGAGCTGATGATGAAGATGGTTTCGGGCGCGTCGAACATTCCTATGACGAAACTCTTTGGCGATTCTGCCAAGGGTTTAAACGCAACGGGCGAAGGCGACGAAAAGAACTACTTCGACTACATTTCGTCGCAACAGGCAGCGAAAATTGATCCGGCGCTTCGCAAGCTGGACGAGATTCTTGTGCGTTCTGCGATTGGCGACTTCCCGCAAGATTTCAACTACGCTTGGAATCCTCTTGCAACGCCGAGCGAAAACGAGGTTGCAACGGCCAATAAGACGCAGGCCGATGCCGACATTGCGTACCTTGAGGCAAACGTCATCACGGTGTCGCAGATTCAGCGAAACTTGCAAGCCAAGGAGAAATACCAATTCGACCCGAAGCGCATTGATGAGCTTGAACGCTTTGAAAACGAAATTCCGATGGAGGAAATGCTGAATGAGGGAAATTCGGGCGACGCGGGCGCAGGCGAAGGCGTTGACGAGCCTCCGCAAAAGAATGCTGACAAGGGCGTTCCCGCAAAGAGTGGAAGTGCAGTACAGGAAAAGCCTGTATCAGGTTCTTGACGGAATCACGAAGGCCACGCTTGACGCGATCAGCAACCCGCTGAAAACCGACTACGTGGCCGACGCATTCGGCGAGTACCTTGGGCGCATTCTTTCCGAACTGCTTGAACGCTTTACGGGAATCCGATTCCAGCGCATTGCCGACACAATTGCCCGTGCATTTGTTGATGACTCTCTCAAGTTCTCCGACGGTGTGTTTTCGCACGATTCGGCAAGGTCAGTCGGAATCAACATCTACAATACGCCTGAACTGAGAAAAGTCATCAGTCTTGCTACGGAGCAGAATGCGCAGTTGATTCGAAGCATTGCGTCTCAGCACCTTAACGCTATTGCGGGAATCGTCTATGAAAACGTGATGGCTGGCAACAGACCGAGCGCTATTGAAGCCGCAATTCGATCTTATGGCGTGACCAAAAGCCGTGCGCGATTGATTGCTCGTGACCAGACTTCCAAGGTTCTCAGCTCGATCAGCAAAGCACGGCAGCGGGATGCAGGTTTTGAGTTCTTCAAGTGGGATACCTCTCACGATGAGCGCGTAAGACCGTCTCACCGAGAGGCGCAAGACAGGGTGACGAAGTACGGCGTCGGCGTTTACCGTTGGGATGAACTGCCAACGGTTGACGGAGAAAGGACGAGTCCCGGCATGGCTATAAATTGCTTCCCCGGATCAGTCAAGGTAAATATCTTGTACGGTGCGGAAAAGCTGTTTAGGCGCGTCTACTCTGGCAAATTGGTTGAGATCGTTACGGACGATGGCGTAGTTTTGCAATCTACACCCAATCACCCGATACTTACTCGCAAAGGATTCGTCCCCGCAAATGCTTTGAATGTCGGCGATGAGGTTATCAATGTCCCACATCAGGGATTCCTCGTCGGCGAAGTAAACGGCAATAGTGCGGATGTTGCTTTCGAGGAGCTTTTTGGAACGCTTTTTGAACTTTTCGGTTCTGAATCGGTATGCACTACAGCAGGAGATTTCTACGGCGACGCATCCGTTAACGAGGATGTCAATGTTGTATCGATCGACTGGGTGCTGTGTGGAAACGCTGAATCCAAAAGAACGCAATTGCTCTGCAAGGACTTCCTCACCCGGGCCGAAAAATTTTTTGGTCTGCTTGACGAACCTTGTGATGGCAGATTTGTGGATGCTTGCGGATTTTTTGGGCTTCCCCCTGACGGCATCGTGAGCCTTGCGGGTAAGTTCTTGTCTTTCTTCGGTCGTTGTGTTTCGCATTCTGATGAACATAGCCTCGCTTCGGTTGGGCTGTTGTATTCCTCCTTCGTTAAGAATGCGGGTGATAACGTTACGAGAGACTTTGTATTGCTCGGCAATGCGTTTGATGCTAATGCCACTAAGAACAAGCGACTTGAGTTCCTCAAAAGGTATCTCTATTCGGTTGTGTGCCTTGACTTTATTTCGGGGAATTTTGTAACCCCACGAGCGAAGGCGTTCACTGACAGTGTCGGGGTGTATTCCTATGCAACGACTAGCATCAGTGAGGGTCTTCCCATCAAGCATCATTTGGTAAGCATCAAGGAAAAGAGACTTTTCGATTTTTCGGGACATGTTTATGACCTCCAAATGAAAAACGGACTGTTTGTTGCTAACAGTATAGCAGTCAGCAACTGCCGTTGTGTTGCGTTACCGATTTTAGAAAGCGAGGTCGAAGAGTTTCAGAGGAGAAAACGAAAATGAATGAAGTTCAAATAACGGATAGGGCGAGTGATTTTCTTGGAAACTCGACTCGCCAGACGTTGGAAAATGGTTTTTTGAAAGTGAAGGGGCGCGTTGCGCGTTCTGGCATTCAAAGCTACTACCGGTGCGAATTGGGATTGAAGGACGAGCCGTTTAAGCGCATTCGCCTTTACCGCCCGCCTGAAGTGGTTTTGTCGGACGAGGTTTGCAAAATGTTCGACGGTGTTGACGTGACGAATGAGCACCCGAAAGAGTTCATTGACAAGATGAATTATCGAAAACTGACTGCGGGGGTCGTCCTTGGAAATGCGCAAAAGGACGAAGAGAACCCGAATTTCATTGTCTGCGACATGCTGATCAAGGACGCTGATACAATTAAGTCAATTGAGGCGGGTAAAATCCAGTTGTCAGTGGGATACAGAAACACCATTGATTTCACGGATGGTGTTACGCCTGAAGGTGAAAAGTATGACGCAAGAGTGGATAAAATCACTCTCGTTAATCACGTCGCACTTGTGCCTCGCGCGAGAGCTGGCATTGAGGCGCGTCTTTTCGATTCGTTCGGAGGAAAAATGAAGAATCTCAAAATCGGCGATGCTGAGTTCGAGTTGAACGACGATGTGGCCTCGGCCATTGAATCGCGCATCAACGAACTGGAGGCGCGCGCCAAGACCGCCGAAGAAGCTGTCGGAATGAAGGACAGCGAAATCGGCGAACTCACCGCTAAGGTTTCTGATCTCGAAAAGAGTTTGGAAGATGCCAAGGCAATGATCTTGACTGACGAAGATATTAAGGAAGTTGTCAAGAAGACCGCGACCTTGATGGACGATGCCCGCAAGATTGCGGGCGAAACTTTTGTGTGCGACTCTTTCGATCCGCTCGAAATCAAGAAGGCTGCGATCAAGGCTGCCTATCCTGACGTTGCGCTCGACGACAAGGCCGACGACTTCGTTAGCGGCTTCTTTGCTCACGCTGTCAGCACCGCTGGCGTTGGTATGAACGACTCGCTGAAGAAGCTCGGCCAAGCTATGACGGACGTGGACGACGATAAGAAGGAAGACCAAGACGCTTACAAGAAGCATATGCAGAAGATTGCTGACGCTTGGAAGTGCAAGTAATTTTTTTAAAGAGGTAACTAAATGGCAATTACCAAGACTGTGGCTCTTGTCCACGACAAGGCTTACGCGGGTATGGTGGCTGACCTTCAGCTTGCTAACCGCGTTTCTCGCTTTAATGCGACTTCCGCTGTGATTCCGTTCGGCACGGCAGTGCAGGCTGACACCGATGCGGGCTCTATGAAGCCCATCGCATCTGGCGGCACCGCAATCGGCGTTCTCGTGCGCGAACTCGTCGACGTGACGAACCCCGGCAGCGAACAGGGTGTGAACGTTGGCAAGACCGGCACTGTCCTGACCGATGGTGTGATTTGGGTCAAGGCTTATGAAGCTGTCACTGTGGGCGGTAATGTCTTCGCTGGCGTTGGCGCGACTGTGAAGGGCTATTTCTGCGCGGCCGCCGGCTCGGAAGGCACTGAAGCTGTTCAGATCACTGGAGCTAAGTACCTTGACGCGGCTTCTGCGAAGGGTGATCTGGTTCGCATCAAGATTACGATTGGGGGTTGATTGAAATGAAGAAGAATATTGTTTCCGTCGCTGTGTCGGACGCCATGGCTGAACGCTTTGGCCTTGCCAGCGCAAATGTGAGCTATAACGCCGCCATGAACGACGGCGATAGCGGCGTGGCTTTTATGATTTCTCAGCTGGCTTACATCGAGCCGAAGCTGTATGAAACGCCTTACGCTGACATCTTCTTTGAAAATCTCGTCCCGATCGACACCGCTATTCCTGAATGGACGGAAACTGTCAACTACCGTTCTTACGATGGCGTCACGATGGGCAAGTTCATCGGCGCTTCCGCTGACGATCTGCCGTCCGTCGCCATGTCGGCTGAAATCCACGCGGTTCAGCTCGGCTATGCTGGCATGAGTGTGCAGTACAGTCTTGACGAGCTGCGCAAGTCGACCGCCATGAACATGCCGATCGACCAGACGCAGATGCGTTTTGCATACCGTGGCGCCAAGGAACACCAGCAGAAGATCGTTTTCTTCGGTGATGCCAAGCGCAAGATGTTCGGTCTTTTCAACCACCCGAACGTCACCAAGACGAACTCGAACGTTGACTGGAACACGGCCAGCGCTCAGGAAATTCTGGACGACATCAACAAGTTCCTTGGCGACATTTGGGAAGACACGAATCAGCGATTCATGCCGAACACCCTGCTGCTCGACACCAAGCGCTATCGCCTGATCGCGAACAAGCCCTACGGCGTTTCTGCCGACGGCACGCAGGTCGGATTTACGACGGTTCTTGACTTCCTGAAGCAGAAGAATCTCGCAACGATCGAACGCGGCATTCAGCTCGACATTCGCCCGATCCCGTTCCTGCTTGCATCCCAGCTGACGGCCAATGGCGTGACGGGCAATAAGGATCGCATGGTGGCTTATGAGAAGTCTCCTGACAACCTTGTGGCCTACATGCCTATCGCTCCGCGATTCATTGCTCCCCAGTACCATAACCTGATGATCAAGGTGCCGATGGAGTACAAGATTTCCGGTACTGAATTCCGCTATCCGCAGTGCGCGGCCTACTGCGAATTCGATACGGCTATCTCGTAAGGAGGCGTCATGATCGCTGTTCGCAATGTCGGTCTTTGCAATGTTCGGATCAACCTCGATGAAAATCGCCGCTTTCTGATTCCTGTAGGCGGTGCTGAAAGTGTCGAGTTGCCCGACGATGTGAAGAACTTGTCTTTCTTTAAGGATCGACTGGATGATGGCTCTTTGGTCATCGAGCGCGATGAGCCGGATCAAAAGGAGCCTGAAAAGAAGCGCGGCCGACCTGCAAAGGAAAAGCCTGCCGACCCCGATGTGGACGACAAGTCCGAAGCGGATGAGGCAAAAGCGTAAGGCATAGCCCGAAGCCCTCCGAATTTTCGGGGGGCTTTTTTTAATGGAGAAAAACATGGATGAAACTCAGACCTTACCTGTCAGACACGATTTGTCTGCGGCAGTTGGTGAAAAGTGCGAGTTCTGTGTCGATGTTGATGGAGACATTAACCTTGATTTCGCTGTTGCGAATTACACTGTCAAGGAAGATTCTTCGGATGGCGACGTTGTGAAATCGGGTTGCCTCAACTTCGTTGATGGAAAGGCCTTTTTCGAATTGTCGAGCGCAGAAACGAAGACGATGGGCCAAGGGCTTTTCTACTATGATTTGTGGCTGAAAGATGGCGACGACATGATTCGGCCTATCGTTTACGGTCAAATCCATTTGGTGAAACTTTCGACGGAAGGGGGTTGCGCATGAGCTGCACAACGATCAAAGTGACGGTCATCGGCAGTCCGTCTGGCGTTCTTTCGATCCTGGACGCCGCAAATAAAGCCGTAAAGGACGCAGAGAGCGCGCGTGATGAGTCTTTCTTGTCGCGAGACGCGGCAAAAACGAGCGCCAGCGAGTCCTCAGACAGTGCGAGAAAAGCGCAGGCCTCGGCGAGCGACTCTGCACAATCCGCTTTGAAGGCCAAAGAGTCCGAGGGCACCGCGCAAGGCTTTGCCGATGACGCGCAGACGTCGATGGTTGGCGCGAAAGGCGCGATGGCGCAGGCAAAGGTGTACCGAGATCAAGCCAAGCAGTTCGCAGGTCAGCGTCTGCCCGTAGACGTGAAGCATGACGGGAAGACGGTTGGCGTCGGCTTGCTGGCTATCGATTTTGTCGGCTCTGGCGTGGACGTGGTTTCCACGGGTGAACAGCAATACAAAGTCACCATCACCGACACGGGTTCTCTGGTCACGTGGTCAAACCTGTCAGGCAAGCCGTCGACTTTTCCGCCCGCGGCGCACAAGCATGCAATTTCTGATGTGACGGGTTTGCAATCCGCCTTAGACGGAAAGCAGGCCGCTGGAAGCTACGCGACGGCAGCGCAACTCGGTCAAAAGCTGGATGCATCAACGTTCAATAGCGAAAAGGCAAACTTTGCGAAGGTGAACGAAGCAAACACGTTCGCAAAGATGATTAAGCTTGATGTTGACGGTGTTGCAGACACGGATGTTGCGAACGTTCGGACTGTAAAAGACCTCATTGCAAGTCAGGCTGTTGTGCAAGCGAATTCTGATGGTCTTTTGACGGCGAGAGTTCGCACGCTAGAACAAGAGGAGCCGGCATCACTGAACATCACAGCCAACGACGCCGACAAGACCATCACGATCAAACTTCTCGCAAAAGGAAAAACAGTTGCAAGCGGTACCGTGGACATTAGTGGAATGTTTACGACGCCGAGCCAACCCGCGCCTGTCAACCACCCTGTTTATTTTGGTTTCTCGGTTTCTGGCACGCCTGATGAATCGGAAATCAAGGCCGCGACCACAAAGAGTGTCACGAAGATCGATGGTCAGGCGCTTGATTTTGTACGCACCGGGAAGGCTCCTGCCTATCTTTTCGCGTGGATTCCTGACGCTCTGGGAAGCGTGAGCGGCTTTTCTTCGGGCGGCTTCCTAGACGTCTGGAAGTCGTCCGCTGTGACTGTTGACGGTGTAGCGGGAAAGCTGTTCGTTTCCGATAACCCGACTGCCACTGAAAACATTGTTTTGGAGGTCAAGGCATGACAATCAGAATCACATCTCAGATCGTAAAAGCGGATCCGCTGGACACTTATTCGATCGTGGATTTGGACGACGTCAAAGGTGCTGACGCCTTAAAGCAGGACGTGAAGGCCGCAGCGAAAACCGCTGCGGATGCCGCAACTGAAGCAGGGAACGCCTCAAAAGCGCTTGCTCAGGTGAACGAAGGGTTGCGCGTGGTGCAAAGTAACCTCAATCTCAAGCCTGATGGCGTGCACATTGAAGACAGGCACGGAAACGCATATGACGATGTTACAGCTTTGAATTTCGGATCTGAAAACGTCACAATCACGGACGTTCAGCGGGACAATGCGAACATCGTCATTGACACTCTTTTGACCGTTTCGAATGGTCAAGAGCCTGACTCCGTTTCGATGACGGGAAAGGTTTTGGAGTTTCCTGATGCCACGCTGACGATGCGTGACCCGCAGGGGGCGAAGGTAATTGTCATATCCCAAAAGACGCAAGACGACCAAAAAACGCCGATCATCATCGACAACCAAGCAGCTGATTTCTCTATCGCGGGCGTGAAAAAGATCGAACTGCCAACAACGGAAATTTTGGCAAAAGGCGGCGGCGTGTATGCGCTCACGCCATACATCACAGTAGGCCAACAGGAAGGCGGCACGGGCGACGTGTTGGCTAGAAGAATTACAGCGCAATATCCGTTGCAAGTTCAAAAGCAATCTGGCGGCACGGCAGTCGTCGGCATTGATCCTGCTTTTTTGGAAAAGGAGCATGTCAGCTATTACGCATATTTAGATCAGGAAGAAGGAATCTCACCAAAGCGAAAATCAATCGGTGATGCTTCTTTGTGGTTCGACGATAGTGCGGTTCAGGCGGGGGCATTCGTTGAAATTGATCGAGATCAGAAACTTATCGGCATTCAGGAAACCGATAACAAAGACCCGAACATAACCGGCGGTTCGTCTTTTCTTGTCATTTTCCGCGTCGCAATGCGCGGCACGGCACCAGAAGACGGTGCGGTAAAAATCTACCTCGAAGAGTTTGACCAATTGCGCCGCCCGGTAGGGATATTGGAGGACGAAAACGGGAAGCCGTGCGGTGTTGAGCGTGTATACAAGTCAGGCGAGGAATTGGGCGTTTTGGAAGTCGTCCGAGTCGTGAAGGCGAAGGCCATAACGTACATCGGCTTCCGCGTCTCGAATCCTTTTGCGGACCCGATTTTTATCGGCGATCGCACAGAGGGCAATTCTTGCATTGTCGTTCAGGAAATCAGCTCTCAGCAACGGACGGGGTTGGGATTTTTGCAGTTCGAAAACGACACTGCGCAGAATATCCCGTTTACGAGGCATTATCTCGGTGCCGCTCATGCAACGATTGCCGCGCTTGTCTCCAAAGATATTCCAACCCAAGAAGGAAATGCTGGAGAGTCTTATACGCTGGCGGACGGATGGGGTGCGAGCAACAGAACGAAGCTAAAGATTGGCGTTTCTGGCGGCGCAATCGTGGTGTCTTCCGTTAGCTCTGAAATGGCAGACTTCACGATCCACAAAATCTTCAGTGCAGAAGATTCCGTCCTCATGCGCGGCAAGCAGGAGCGCGTCACGGTCACGACCGAAAACAGGGACGGCGCGTTTATCCTTTTGGGGATGGTGTGGACAGGCAGGCCTGACGAAGCAACGACTGAAATTCTTGTGAATCGAAACAACGACTCGCCGATTTTTGCTCCGAATTGGGCGGAATTTGATCGAGCGTTCATTGGCGAAAACGCTCTTACAGATTCGACGGTATCGCACGTTTTCACGGTTCCCGCAAACGCAAATCAGTATGCCTACGTTCTGATCCCGAATTCAGAGCACAGCCCGATAAATCTGAAAGTGAAACAGTTTGTCTGCGATGTTGTGAATCCTTTTGAATCGCATATCGTGCATCGTCCGAAGCTGATCGAAACCATGATGCGAAAGGAGGATGAGTTTTGGGAATTCGCTCAAGATAATCAGGGGTATTTTTCTTTAAGATACACCGTCAACGCGGATTGGATTCCCTGCCCCATTGGATTGCTGAAAAAGGGATCAAGCTTGCTAAAGCTGGATGCATCTAAAATGATCATCGCTGGCTCCGCTGCAAAGGGTGGAGAGGGTGCGATCATTTTCCCTAATGCCGGCAAAGTTACGATGTCCGTATCTTTCTTAGTTTTGAACGAGCAGCGCACCGACTCGGAATTTAGCGCGCGTCTTGTCAAGGTTGCCGACAACGGAGCGGTGACCCCGATCGCAGGCGGTGATTTGCGTGTGAAGATTGCGGCAGGTTCTAAGGGCTCGATCGTGAACCTTAAGGCGGACACGTTCGACGTTTCGGATGGTGACTGCGTTGGCATTCAAATCAAGAGCGACAAGGTAGACGGGTGCTTCATTGAAAGCACGACACCGTCACAACCGCTGGCTTTGACGACAATCGAATATGTGAGAATTGTGTAAAGGGGGTTTTATGAAAATCACGGAGGAAGTGATTACGGATTTTCGACGCTTCCTCCCCGCTTTTTCGGATTCATCGAAGTGGGGAGCGGACGCCATCATTCTTCAGCTCGTTGAAGCGGACGCAATGACCGGCGGGAGCTGCTGGGGAGCTTTTGATATTGATGAGGATCGAAATCTGAAAAAGCGGGGAATGTACTACCTGGCCGCGCATTATCTGGTTTCATTCTGGGGAGACTTTGGCACGTCTGACCCGTCTAAGATCAAGCCTGATGCTCGTTTGAATGTTTCAAGCAAACAGGTCGGCGACATGAGCGTGACGTATCGAATTTCGGAGATGGAGCCGACAGTGACCGATTTTCTTTCGACTACTTTGTACGGCACCAAATACCTCGAACTTCGAAAGATTGCATGTTGCAATATCGTGGCGGTATGACATGGGCGTGACTCTGAAAGTGACCGGCATTGAGCGTGCGGTCAGAGACATCAAGAAGGCATTGGACGCCTACAAGGGAGGCAGGATTTATGCCACCATTGGCGTGCACAGTGATGCAAAGCCTGAAGAAAACGGAGAAAGCACAGCCGTTGTTGCGGCGGCAAACCATTACGGTACAGGCAAGATTCCTGCTCGTCCGTTTTTGGACAAGGGGGTTGAGCGGGAGCGCGAGGCTATTGCGACAGACGTTGCAAAAGCGCTAGCGGCCGGCAAGCGTCCGGAAGAGGCTATCGCACGAGCGGCATTACTGGCTGTTCGCGGCGTGCAGAAACAAATTGATGAAACGCTTTCCCCTCCGAATTCTCCAAGAACGATAGCAATAAAGGGTTCTTCACACCCCTTGATCGACACCGGAAACATGCGACGGTCAATTGCCTACAAACTTTATGACAAGAGGCAAAAATAATGAGCGTTTTTGAAATGAACGGCGAAATCGACAATGATTTCACCACAACGCAAGTTGTTCACATCAAAGAAGGCGGCGAGTATGTCGACGGGGTTTTTGTTTCTCGTGAAGCAGGCAGGGAAACGTTTTCGGCATGTATTCAACCTTTGAGCAACCGTGAACTTGCATTTCTCGAAAACGGTGGTGAGAGAATTTCGGATGCTCGAAAGCTGTACATAACGCAGCCAATCATCGGAATCGACTTGCGTAGCAGATTCGAGTTTTTCGGACAGGTGTGGAAGGTTTTCGAGTTTGACTCTCGGCCGGAAAACACCTATTACAAGATCATTGTTGCGAGGGTGGACGACTGATGAGCACTGAAATTTTCGGAGCAGTCAAGAAAGTCATTGAGCGGATTGTCGGGGTTCCTGCTTTCTCGGCAAACCAAAACGACATCGCTCCGCGCGGCGCTTATGCAACGATTTTGGTGATGCAAAGTGCCGTTGCGACTTCGCGCGGAGCGGTGCGTCAAAAGATTATCAACGACGGAAACGACGCGATTGTCACGGCTCGATATCCAGTGACATGGACGGTCACAATCAACTTCTGGCGCGGGAAGGCGATTGAGAATGCAGCGCGGATGCTCAACATCTTTTATCTTCCCGCGACTTCGGATGAGCTTTTTGCAAAAGGCATCGGCCTTGTGAATTGCTCAAACGTACAAAACCTCACGACGTTGCAGTCAAAGAGTTTCGAAGAGCGCGCCGTCATCACTTTGACGCTGACGACGTTCGAGGAAATTTCGGAACAGGTCGGCGTGATTCGCAAATTTAGCATTTCTGTTGGAAACGAAGACGGTAAAGAGCTTGCCAAAGACCCGACAGACGAAACGGTTTAAAATTCGAATAGCCATTTTTAAGGAGCTTCAAAAAAATGTCTTATCCTGCATCGAAAGTCATTCGGGTCAACACTCGAATCTCTCCGCAGGGACTGAGCACGGCGAACTTCGGTTCTGCAGTGCTGATTGTCCCGAAAACCGACGCGACCAGCCTCTCGAAAGATACCTTCAAGACGTATTCCGACGTTCAGGGTGTGGCGGCCGACTTTGCTGAAACCACCGAGTCTTACAAGGTCGCGAGCGCTTGGCTTGGTGGAACCCCTGCCATTTCCAGCCTCATGATCTGGGTGCGCGATTCTGATGACGCATCTTGGGCTGACACGCTCAACAAGATTCGCAACAAGGTTTGGTGGTACTGGACGTTTGTCACGTCTGCAACTTATGAGCAGGCAGAAGACGTCAAGCAGATTGCCGCATGGTGCGAAACCAACGCGTCGATGTTCGTCAACTGTCAGACTGGTGCCGCCGCTACGTCGATTCGTGACGAGCTGGAAGATTCGGATATCGCTTCCGCCTTGACGAAGTTGGGCTATCGCCATTGCTTCACTGCGGCGCACGCAACGGACTCCTATTCGGGCATCTATCTCGCAAAGCATTTCGCACGAGTCAATTACTCGGCAGACAAATCGACGATTACGGGCGAATACAAAAAGTCGCCCGGCCTTGCCGCTGAAACGCTCGAAGCGACTGCATACGCGGCGATGGCAAAGGACACCAAGAAGGTGACCTTCTACAGCGTCGTTGATTTGCAAGGCTCGAACGACACGGGGCGCTGGCTGAATACGTGGACGCACTCGACTTACGGCGAGTGGATCGACGACGTGGTAAACCTCGACGCCTTCATCAACGCGATTCAGGTAGGCATTTACAACATGATCGCCAACCAACCGACGAAGCTGTTGCAGACGACGACGGGGCAAGCGATGGTGATTGCTGCTGCCCGCGCTGTTTGCGAGCAGTACATTTCGAACGGGTTCCTCGGTGAACGCAATTACACCGACCCGGACGATGCACAGGAAAAGTACACTCGCGGCTTTGAAATCTTGACGCGTCCTGAAGACATTTTGAACCTGAGCACGTCCGACCGAGCTAATCGCAAGTGCGCTCCCGTTCGCATTCGTGTTTTCCGCGCGGGCGCAATCCACACTGCCGACATCGACATCGATGTTTACTGATAGAGGTTAAAGATGGCTGTTACAAAGGCTTTTACTGTTTCCAACACGGTCGTCACGGTTAACGGTCGGCAAATCACTGACTGGGGTGCTGACGGCTCTGGGATTTCTGAGGAAGCGATCAATCCGAAGCGTCGGTTGCTTCAGGGTCAGGGCGGTAATGCTTTGATCCTTGAACGAATCGCCCCCGGTCGTCGCGTGACGATCAAGGTGCGCTCTGGTTCTGCCGACTCCGCTTTCCTGCATGGTTTGTATGCGTCTGGTGCAATCATCACCTATACGCGATCTCAGGTTGGTGCGCTTGAAACCGCAGTCGGCACCGAAGGCATCATTTTGAGTGAAGAAGCTGTTTCTCGCGTCAATGTCGACAGCATTTCGGACGACACTTTCGTGATGGAATTCAATCTGTGGGATTCCATCAAGGGAGGTGAGTCGTAATGCAGACTCGCGTTTTTGAAATCGGAGAAAAGCGCTACGATGTGGCGATGGCGTCTGCCGTCAAGCAGGATGAGCTTTTAAGCATTCTTTCTCGCCATATGGTGATTGCTTCGAGCGTCGCCAAGCAGCAGGGAACTGAGTTGAATGAAAACTCTGTTCTTATCGCTGTTATGGCGTTTCCGGTCGACATCAAGAAAAAGATTGTCGACATTGTGACGGAAATGGCAATCGAGGTCGGAACCACGAATCGGGTGAGCGTGAAGGATTTCGCGGGCAAGATGGTCGAGTGGAATCTTTTTATCGCAAGACTCATCATGTGGAACCTTGCCGATTTTTTCGAGCTGTTAGCTTCCGCCGCCCTAGAAAAGTCGTTGCGCGAGAAGCAGGGCTAAAAAGTGCGGTCAATTGGTATTTGATGCAACCTTGCATCGGATTGCCAAGGTTTGGCGTTCCGCCTTTTTGCACATGGAAGGAGCTAAACGACGGCACGTATTCGCTTGCTGATGTTGAACTTTTTCATCAGACAATGATGGAAATCGAAGACATTGCTAATGCGAAATGAATAAATGCCCATGCCTAGCGGTGTGGGCATTTTCTTTGATGGTGAAAGATGAACATTGCTGATTTTGTTGTCGGCCTTGGGTTTGATACGTCTGACTTTGAAAAGGGCTCTCGCAAGGTTTCGACAGATTTGACAGGCTTGCGCTCGGACATTTTGCAGGTCGGCGCAACGCTTGCCGGGGCGTTTGGGGGTAAGGCGCTCACAATCGACTTTGCGAATACTAACGACAAGTTGCGGCAGGTCGCAGAAGGTCTAGGGATCACGACGAGCGCGCTTTACGGTATGAATGAAGCGGCCAAGTCGTTCGGTGCGCGTGAAGGCGAAATGGCCTCTCTTTTGAGCACGCTCACGAGCATGAAGACTAGATTTAATGAACTTGGCGAGCTTGGCGCGTTCGAAGAACTCGCGAAACTTGGGGTAGACATCGACCGACTGACTGGTGCAAAAGACAGTGTTAGCGCAATGCTCGCGTTGTCCGACGAGTTGGCTAAGTTGTCAACGTCGAGGAGATTTGAAGCTGCATCGGTTCTCGGCATCAGTATGCAGACGCTTGACCTGCTTTCGAACGGTAGCAAGTCTGTGAGAGATCTGTCTAAAGCCTACCAAGATGCCAGGCCGCACACAGAGGCAATGGCGGACGTTTCTCGCCTCCTGATTGCCCAGTGGAATGAGCTGACCGAGCGAGTCGGCGGTCGTGCAGATCGTTTGTCCACGCCGTTGGTCGCGGCACTGGCAGACATCACAGGCGGGATGAACGACTGGCTTGAAGCCAATCAAGCGCTGATCGATCAAAATATTGACGCGGTCATCAAGGCGATTTCCGATAACTTCAACATCCTCGCTCCTGTCGCTGTTGCGGTGGCAGGCAGCGGACTTGCATCGACGTTCGCAGGTCTGGCAAAGAGCGTGCCGATTGTCGGCGGTGCAATGGCCACCGTGGCCGCGTCGCTTGGCAAGGTCGCTGGTTTGGCAGGGGCTATCGGCCTGGCCGCCGAACTGTGGGACTGGGATGCTAAAAAGCTCGAAGAAAAAACAGGAATCAAGTTGCCAGACTGGGTTTTCAAGCCTATCGGAGAGTTGATCGACGACATGGGGACTACTGTCGATGAGCGCGGGAACAACGCTTACGAACCTATCGATGAGCGCAGGAACAACGCTTACGAACAAATGAGGAATACTGGCATTTCAAGCAAGGGCACGACGGTTGTTCAAAGGGAGGTCAACGGACGAATCGAGAACAACATCTATATCGACGGTAAACTTGTGACGAAACAGGTTGTCGACAATCTGAACTTCGCACTTGAAGAAAGCGAATCAAACGCAACATCAACGGAGGAAAGGTGAGATGAGTCTATTGACGCTTTTGACGCGCGAGCCTCCGCAAATTTGCGGATATACGTTTGACGCCGTGCTCGAAGACGAGCTTGAATTTGGGGTCGAGATTCCGACATATCCCGTTGAAAACGGAGCGGAGATTTCCGATCATCGAATCATCTTGCCTGCCAAGTATCGCATCATCATCATGATGACGAACACGCCGCTTTCGCAAAGCCTGCTTGGATTTGCTGGGTCGATGGCGGGCGGCTTGGTGTCGAATTTGACGGACAATCCTGTCATCGCAGCAGTTGCCGGTATGAGTGCAGGCTTTCTTGCGTCGTCCAGTGGCACACGTTCGTCAACCGCACTGGAGCAACTTATCGGCATCATGGAGTACGGCAAGCCTTTTGACGTGCAGTGCGGCGACATCACGCTAAAGAACATGGTCATAACCAAGATCACGCGCCGCAAGACTCCTGAAAATGAACGCGGGCTTGAGGCTGTGCTTGATTTGCAGGAGTATGTGTCTTTGGATCGAATCACGCAGGAAGGCGCGCCGAAGCACACGCAGATGCGTCCTGATAGCGTCGAGGCAGCTTCGTGCTCTTCGGTTGTGAGCAAAGGCGTTGCAAGCGTGAAAGAATTGGGCGCAAGTGCGGTTGACAAAGTGAAGGGGCTTTTCTGATGGTTGAAATTCCTTTGGTCGGTGGTGCGGGAAATACGCATCAGACTTTTTCTGCAATTCTCGGCGGCGTAGAGTTGTCTTTTAAATTGGATTATCTTGCATACCTTGAAAGTCCGGCTTGGAATATGACTTTGGGCAAGGGAAATGAGGTTCTTGTCGAAGGGCTTTTGCTCAAGTGTGGGTGCGACATGCTTGCACCATATCAGTTCGGATTGGGCGCGTTGGTTTTGGCTGGAAACGATCCAACGATGAATAATTTGGGCGTGGAAAACACGCTTTACTGGTTGAGCGAAGATGAGAAAGTTCAGCTTAAGGATTGACGGAAAGGACTTTATCGTCCACAACGAATATCGGCAATTTCGTGTGACGTTCTTCTCAAGAATGCGCTATACGGATCGTTTGTCGTTTCTTGATCTTGCGATTTACAACTTATCCAGAGACACCGCAATCGACCAAGGAGCAGAGATTGAATTTTCGGCTGGATATGAAGAGGAGTTCGATCGAATTTTCAAGGGAAAAATTGTCACGGTTTTGAAGGAACGCGACGGCGCAAACATCGTTACTCGACTACTTTGCCGTTCAGGGGCTTCGGATGCAAGACCGTCCATCGATGTGTCGCTTGGCGCAGGCGCGACGGCTGTGCAGGCTTTGCAGGCTTGCGCTACTGCATGGGGGCTTGCGCTGAGCATAGATGAGCAGCAATTCAAAGATGCGCCAGTTTTTACGCGAGGATACTCGCTAAACGGAGACATTCCAAAGGTCTTAAATGCCTTGGCTTCGCAAATCGGTTTTCAGTGGTTGTCTACATCAGACACGCTGTACGTCGACAGGAACGACAAGCCAACCGCAGGCGATCCGCGAGAAGTGTCGTTGTTTACTGGCATGATCGGTGTTCCCGAGGCCGAGGGCGATGTTAAGGGTATTTTCGTTCGAGTCACGATGCGGCTTTCTCCTCGCATGCGCATCCGAACAAACATTGAGCTGAAAAGCGAGTATGCCTCTTACTCGACTGGAAACTTCTACATCGTTCCTCCCGAAAACGGTGGGAAAATGTCAGGCGTCTACAAGGTTGTTGAGGTTTTGCATCGTGGCGATTCGCTTGGAGACAAGTGGGAAACTGAAATCAGAGGTCAAAAGTAATCATGGCAAGCAACTCTCAATCGACAGAGGTTAGATTTCAGGCTTTCTTTGACGCTATGTTTCATCAGGCGATGAAGAAGGTCTATACCGCAATCCCTGCGCACGTCATTGCTTTTGATGCAGCGCGGCAGGTTGCGCAAATTCAAATCGGCATCTTGCGTGTTGACGTGAACGGCGAAAGCCACGCGCCGCCGCCTATCATTGAGTGCCCTGTGCTTTTTCTGGGCGACGGATTCACGGTCGAGTTTCAGATCGACGCAGGGTGCGAGGGGCTTGCAGTCTTCTCGCAACGCTGCCTTGACGGATGGTTTCAAACGGGTGGCGTGGCCGCAAATCCTCTCGCTCGGTTTCACGATATGAGTGACTGCCTTTTCATCCCTGGCTTCCGCCCGATGCCGAAAGTCATCACTGACTTTCAAAACAACGGGATTAGGATCCGAAGCAGGAGCGGGAATCAATTTGCATGGCTGAAAAACGACGGATCAATCGCCATTGAAAACGGATCAGGTCACATTCGAATGAGCGCAGATGGCACAGTCACGATCAACGGCGTGACGATTGACACTAGCGGAAATGTGAGCACGTCTGCGACTGTGACAGCATCCACTGACGTCAATGGCGGCGGCATCAGTCTCAAGAGTCACGTTCACGGAAATGTAGAAAATGGGGGTGGGCAAACAGGCACACCCACGTAGGCACTATAATTAAGTGGTGTTACGCGAGGTGCATATGTACAAATTGAAAAACGATTTGACCGGACAAAGGTTCGGTCGCTTACTTGTTATCAAAAGAGCTGTCAACAAAAACGGTCGAGTTCAATACTCGTGTATATGTGATTGTGGAACTAAGTTTGAAACGTTAGCTCAACATCTTGTATCCGGGGCAACAAAATCTTGCGGGTGTCTCAATCGAAAACTTGCGTCCGAAAGAATGAAGGCTATGAATCACGTCCCGTACAACACTCAAACACGCCTGTATGAAACGTGGTCAAACATGAAAAATAGGGTGCGTCCGTCCAACAGTAATCACAAAAGGTATTTCGACCGTGGAATTACCGTTTGCGACGAATGGCAGAAGTTTGAACCTTTTATGAATTGGGCATTAAAAAACGGGCACTCAGATGATTTAACTATAGATCGAATCGATAACGATAAGGGGTATTGCCCAGAAAACTGTCGTTTTGTGGACAGGGTCGTTCAGTGCAACAACAAGGGAAATAATCACATTGTTGATTTTAGAGGTGAGAAACTAACAATCGCCGAATTGTCAAGAAGATACGACCTTAGCTATGGATTGATAAAACACAGAATTTATCGAGGAATCAGTGGCGAGGATCTAATTAAGCGACCTAGGAAAAATGAGCGTTTTGTAACGGTTTTCGGAAAAAGGGTTAGGCTTTTTGAAGCATCAAGGATAACGGGGCTATCCATAGGCGCAATAATCAACAGGGACAAAAAGGGAATCCCGTTAGAGCTTCCTGCAGATGAAAAAGCAAGGCAAAGACGAACGAGTAAAAATAAACCGACAAAATCATGAGGCTAAAAATGATGGTCAGAAAACTGGATGAAAACGGTGACATTGTGACGCGAGGTGAGCAATGGAAGTACGACAAGGAGGCCATTGCGCAGAACGTTTCAACGCGACTCAAACTCTTTTTGGGCGAATATTTCCGAGACAATACCGAAGGCGTCCCTTGGTTCAACAAGGAGGACGGATCAGAAGGAATTCTCGGCAAGGGCTACAGTCTTGCCCAAGTGGAGGCGATTTTGCGTAACAGGATCATGAGAACGGATGGGGTTTTAAAATTGCTATCGTTCAAGATTGATTTTGACGAAACAACGAGAAAAATCAGCATCAGCTCGTTTGTTTTCACAACATACGGAACGGAGGAACTTCTGTGGGTCAGCTAACCGAAAAGGGTTTTCAAATCAAAACCCAAAACGAATACTTTGAGGAAGAAAAGGCGCTGTACAAGGGGATCGATCCGCTGTGGAATCTCGACCCTTCAACGCCTGACGGCCTGAAAATTGCGCACGACGCAGAGGTTTTCACCGCGCTGGATGAGCAGTTGAAGCAGGCTTATGATGCGCGCGACCCGAACAAGGCCAGCGGCACTGATTTGGACGTGCTGCGAGCCTTGACGGGTGCCAAGCGCTCACTCGGCACGCCCTCAACGGTCGAGCTGAAGTTGACAGGTGTTGCAGGTACGCGCATTCGCCAAGGCGCAAAGGTGCGGGACGGTCTGGGCAACGTATTTTTGATTGATGAAGACGTTACGATTGGTCTTGACGGAACCGCAACCGTCAACGCCCACAACTCGGTCAACGGCGCTGTCGTTGTGTCGGCCAACACCTTGACGAACATTGTCGAAACGGTCGGCGGGTGGCAAACGGTTACGAATCCGCTGCCGTCGGTCGCTGGCACTGATCGAGATTCAGACGCCGTTTTCCGCATCAAGTCTGCGAAGGCAGTCGGCCGGGCTGGTCAAAATCAGAAAGATTCTCTGTACGGAGAGCTGTTTGAAACGACAGGCGTCCGCAAAGTTGCAATCTACGAGAACAAAACGGGATCGGCGAGTGTTGATCCCGTAAAAAACCCTCACGCTTTACCTGCGCATTCTTTGGCTATTATTGTGGAGGGCGGCACGGATCAAGATGTTGCCGAGGCAATTTATCGCAAAATTTCTGTTGGCGTGAATCTCTATGCAAAAGCGAACGAAGTTCAAAAAACAGTCTATTCGAAACTGTTCCCTGCGTCCTATGATGTGATTGTCTTCGCGCGACCCGTTGATGTAGCAGTCAAAATTGAAGTCAAGATCGCTGATCCGCAGCGTGTCTTGCCCGTCGACTTCGACGTTGAAAATTTAGTGAAAAATGCATTCATTGACTACTATGAAGGCGATCTTTTGCCGAGCGGAATTGGGTTTTTGACGACCGGCTTTTCGATCGGCGAGAGCGTCCCGTATTCGCGCCTTTTCACGCCTGTCAACAAAGTGCTTGGAGACTACCCTGGCACCTACGTCAAAGAGTTGAAGGTTAACGACGGCGTGGAAAATGTGGCGGTTGCTTTCAATGAACTCGCGCGTTTCACTAAAAATCAAATCACTGTGACGGTGGGAAAATGAGTGAGCTTCTGAATCTGCCCAACAGAATTTATGCCCAGTACGCCGACAAGCCGAAATTCGTTGAGTGGATGAACATCACTCGCAAGATCGGCCTTGAGCTGAAAGAAGGCGCGGAACAGGTCAGGAAGTGCTTTGACATCGACACGGCAAAGGGCGACGCGCTTGAGGTGATTGGGCGCATCGTTGTCGTCGATCGAATCAAAGAAGAGCGCTTGATGAATTCGGGCGTTTTTTCCGATCCGGACGGGACAAACTTCAACAATCTGGTCAAGACGTTTGCTGAGTGGTCAACATTCACAAACGCAGACCTGTCCGATGAAATGTTGCGGTTTGCGATCAAAGCCAAGATCATCAAGAATACGGCAAACCCGACGTCGGACGAATTGCTTTCTGCGTTATCGTCGCTGTTTCCGAGTGCGAATGTGTTCAGGCTACTCAATCATCACGACATGAGTTTTTCCATTGAGTACGCTGGAAAACTCACCGATCTTGAACAGTGGCTGATTGATTTGCATGAATTTCTCCCAACCCCCCAAGGGGTAGAATTGAGGGGGTTCATTCGATCTTTTGGAATCATTGAATTTTTGTCGAATGATGAAAACTCAACTTTTGGCGACGAAGAACTGGAGTTCTTGGAATGACTTTTAAACTCAACGAGCGCTATCCAAACAGGGTCAACGCTCCATCAGACGATTACCCAAGAGGTTCGTTTAAAAACAGGTCCTCTCCGAACTCGGACGACGGAACGTACTTGGAGGAGGACTGGAAGAACGACGAGCGCGCCTTCCCCGAGGCGATTCTAAAAAATGCGGGCGTCGTACCAAATGGCAACGTCGACACTGCCAATAATTCTCAGGTGTATGACGCGCTAATCAGCATTGTCAGCAAGATGATTGCCACGGGCGCGACCTCGCTTTACGGAAAGGCAACGGGGAGTTCTGATGCTTTGGCGGTGACGCTGAATCGCTCGATCACGTTGACTGATGGCGCGATTATCTATGTTCGCGCTCTGTATGCGAACGCGACATCATCTCCCACGATCAATGTCAACGGTCTTGGCGATCGGGCAATTGTCAAAGGCAATAATCTGCCACTTTCGATAAATGATATTGCTGGTTCGGGATTCATCATGCACCTCGCTTTTGACGTGAATTTCAGCCGCTGGGTTTTGCTTAATCCCGCGACGGGCGTCATCGTCCCCGAGTCGATCCCCGTGGGCACTTTGGCCTACATGGCGCGTACGGGCGATATCGCAGGCTGGCTTTTTGTGGATGGCCGCGAGCATCAGCGCGCGCAGTATCAGCGCTTCGTCCAAGCGTGCCCCCAGTTCATCATGAGCGGAAGCACTGCCGAGACCTTCAAGCTGATCGACCTGCGCGGCTACTTCTTGCGCACGCTCGACAGCGGCAAGGGTATTGACGCTGGCCGTGCGTTTGGATCGCTTCAGGGAGATGCGATGCGAAGGATCACAGGCAAGGTTGGGTCAGACGACCGCATGAGAAATCTGATTGAGGGGTGCTTCTACGATGCGGGCGGCGCAGATACTGGCTCCCAAGGGAAGGAGTATGGCTGGGCGCTGGGCTTCGACAATAGCAGGGTGACGCCGACAGCTAGTGAAAACCGCCCGAAAAACTACGCATTTCCTCTTTACGTGAAGGTATAAAAAAATGGCAGTTAAGCTCAACGAACTCGAAGCGACAGGAACCCGGTGGAATGCTCCATCGGAGGATTATCCGCAAGGCTCGTTCATCAACGGCACGGGTCAAGGAAAACGAGACGGCTCATACGCTAAGGCAGAATGGGCGAACGATCTTTTTGGTGCTCATGCAGCAATCCTCAAAAACGGCGGAGAGACGCCGAACGGAAAAGTTGAAACTGCGAACAATTCGCAGGTTTTCAATGCGCTCAAAAAGATCATCAAGACCGACATTGACACGCTTGGTGGCGATCCGTCGGCAGTTGCGTCCGGAACTGTCAACGCGATCACCGCGACATTCACCAAGCCCGTTTCGCTTGAGGGTGGAAAGCAGGTAAAGGTTCGCGCGCTCGGTGCAAACACTTCGGCAACCGTGACCTTTAACCCGAACAACCTCGGCGCGAAGCCTATTGTCAAAGGTGACGGCAGTGCCTTGTCGGTGGGTGACATTGCCTCTGCTGGCTTTTGGATGACGCTTATCTACGATGCAACCTTGCGGAAGTGGATTCTTCAGAATCCCGCTACAGGGGTGACGCTCGTTTTGCCAAAAGCATCGACCTCCACTAAAGGCATCATTCAAATCGCATCGTCGGCAGAGATCAAAAATGGAACTGACGTTCCAAAGGCCATTACTCCGAAGCAGCTCAAAGATGCGACGAAAGACCTTGGTGGTGGTCTTCCGCTTGGGCATTTGTTTGCTTGGCCTTTCCAAACTCCGCCCGATGGTTGCATCCAATGCAACGGATCGACATATAGCCGAGTTCTGTATAAGGACTTTTGGAACTACATCAGCTCTAAGGGCTGGGTGAAGACTGAAGGCGAATGGAATAGTATTGCATCTGCCAACGGCGGCTATTGCTCGTACTACTCGACGGGTGACGGTTCGACCACTTTCCGAACGCCGAAGTTCGCTCCTTTCACGCAGGTGGCTATTGCTAGCGGGGATGTTGGTAAGTACCACAAGGCGGGTTTGCCGAATATCACGGGTAGAAGTGACCTTGGAGGTATTTATTCACACGCCGCTTTTAGCGGGGCTATTGCTACTGAAAAGGACGCGGGTAATGCTACTGGTGCGACGCATGTCGCCGCTGGTGGCGATCAAAGAGTCAAGTTAACGTTCGACGCAAGCAATTCTAATTCCATCTACGGCCGCTCCAGCACGGTTCAACCCGAGTCCCCCGAGTGGATGATTTGCGTTGTGGTTATGGGTATGGCAACAAACATCGGTAGTGCAGATGTTGCAGATGTGATGCAGGCTGTTGCTCAGGTGCAGAGTCAGGTTAATACGACTGTAAAAACCATCAACAACCAAAAGCCCAACTCGTCGGGAAATATATCAATTAGCACAGCTATAGGATTTCCTAGTTATACGTCTTATGTAACTATTGCTCCGGGGGATTACACCCCATCAGATAACGGGTGGATTCGCATGGACTTAGCAACGAGTGGTGACTATCAATCTATTTCATGTATCCATAAAGCTAGCGGTCAGCGGATTCTTTATTATCTACAAGCGCGATACCCTGGAGATGGCGTTTTTATGTGCCCTGTTTGCAAAAACGAAACATACACACTTTCAGGTCCCCAAGGGAGAATTTGGTTTCATAGATGTAGAGGATAAAAATGGAAGAAAAATTATATTATAAAGTTATCGATGACCAGACGAAAGAAGTGCTCGTTGCCTTTGGTACTGACGTTGAGTGGTTTAAATCATTAGGCTATGTAGATCAAGGTAACGTAGAGCAAAGCGCAGATGGGCGGTATTACGTCGCGGGCTATGCGCCAGAGATTCCGGCAGAAGAGTTGGAGGCGCGGCGTCTCGCAGAAGCAAAGCGAATTCGAGCAGAGCAAGTCAGCACAATCATCGTCGAGGTCGACGGAATGATTTTCGACGGCGACGAGAAAGCACAGAGTCGGATGGCTCGTGCAATCCAAGCCGCAGAGATCACGGGCGCGGAATCGACGGATTGGGTACTTGCTGACAATTCTGTGGCGACGGTAACCGTCGCGCAGATGAAGCAGGCGCTCGCCAAGGCGATGACCGTGATGGGCGAACTGTGGACGAAGCCATACGCGGCTTGACAGAACCCGTGCGCCGCAAGCCTCTCATTTCAATGGGAGGTAAGGCGCACAAAGTTTTCGAACGTGAAGTAAC